GTCACAGCGACTGCGGACACAACCAATGGTGGACTAGCCATTACCTTTACAGGGCAAGCTGGAACTACAATAAGAACTGTTGCAAAAATCGAAACCACAGAAATGACTTACTAATCAAGGAACTAACATGGCACTAAAACTTAAACTCGAACAAACTCAATTTGGCGTACCAGCACCCGAAGCCTACGCTAGAATTACTAACTTTTTTGGCACAAAAGACAATATTCAAGTCCAAGTGGCGATTCATTACGACCAAGCCGCTAGAGAACAAAACCTAGCCACAGTTCGTGAAGATGCGCATTATATTGGCATTAGCGACCTTAAAGGTGATTTACTACCCGCAATCTATGGCGTATTAAAGACTTTTGAGCAGTATAAAGGTGCTGAGGACTGCTAAATGTCAATGAACCTTGACCAATCGGCAGATAAGATAACGCCTACATCGGGAGCTTTAACTGTTGTTGGTACAGTAAATGCTACCAATGTTCCTACAACTGGAACTGTATTGGCATCTGTTACTGCCCCTGCGACTAACCCTGCTACAGGAACACCATCGTCTAGTACCTATTTAAGGGGTGATGGAACTTGGGCAACAGTAAGCGCTTCTGCTGCTGGCTCTAATACTCAAATTCAATACAATAATAGCGGTGCTTTTGGTGCTTCTTCCGCATTTACTTTTGATGGCACAACCAGTACTGCACCTATTCAAAATGCAAGCTATGGATTTCACATTAATCCAAACACGATTGCTACCAGCTATACCATTCCAAGCAATTACAACGCTATGTCTGCTGGCAAAGTAACCATTAATACAGGAGTAACGGTTACAGTTTCTACTGGCAGCCGATGGGTGGTAGTCTAAAATGCTGGGTTTTGGCCCAATATCAAATCAGCCAATATCAGATATTGCGCTGCCAAAAATTACAGGGACAATCTCTGCCACAGATAACAACGATTCTGCGACCCTAACAGGTCAAGTTCTTGTTACAGGCAATATATCGGCTACAGATGGTACTGATACTTGCACGATTTACGCCCAAGAACTCGTTTCTGGCTACATTTACACCACCGATAACAACGATTCAGCCACTTTAACTGGTTCTGTAGCGGTTTCTGGTGCTATTTCGGCAACAGATGGTACGGATTCAGCAACATTTACCGCACAGAACCTTGTAAGCGCCTATATCAGCGCTACAGACGGCACAGATACAGCAACATTTACTGCCCAAGCGTTAGAAACAGCGCAAATCTACACGATTGACGACAACGATACCGCTTTATTCATTGGTTATGTAACGCCTGGCACAAATACCAAAGATACCCATGACGGTGGCATCAGCAAGCGTGACTACGAAAGACTGCGGGCTTTAGAGCGCAAGCGCCTTGCTGCCGAACAAAGATTAATTGAGGCTCGCAAAGCTGACGCTGCATCACGCAAACAGAAATTTAGGGATTTGATTGACCCTGTTGTAAGCAAGCAACAAAAAAATAAACTACAATCAAAACAAGAGATTAGGATTGATACACCGTCAGTCGAAGTCACACGCATAGAAGCGGTTATCGCCAATCTTGATAGACAAGAAAAGGAATTACAACAAGCGATAGCCCACAAGAAAGTATTAGCAGAAACCCTTACTGCTCTTGCAATCTTAGACGCTAAATTCAAAGCCGAACAGGATGACGAAGAAGCTCTATTAATGCTCTTATGACAGCACATTCACAATATAAAAAAGGTTTAGATTTACTCCATTTAGGTCACTATCTTCCAGGGTTCAGGCTCTACGAATTTAGATGGCATCCACAAACCATGCAAGCCACAGGCGAAAAATGGGATAAATGGATTAAAGCCCCAAAATGGAATGGCGAAAGGCTTTATGACAAGCACATCACCGTTCAGATGGAACAAGGCTTTGGCGACATTATTCAGATGGCTCGATTTCTGCCTATGCTCAAAGTATGGGGCGCTAGAACAGTCAGCGTAATGGTTCACGAATCCATGATGCAGTTGCTAGGGCAAATGGATTGCGTTGATTACATTTCTAGCACACGAACAGAGGGCAAACCCTTAGAAGCGGATTATTGGGTAGGCTCAATGTCATTGCCATTTTTTGCGATGCACTCGCCAAGCTATGTCCGCCAATCATTCCCAATTACGAAGGATAAAATTGTTGGCTCAGAAGGCTATTTAGACGCTGGTTTTAGCCCGATAGAGCGCAAAGTTGGGGTTAATTGGATGGCATCTAAAGGCCCACTTCATTACATTAAATCCACGCCCATCAAAGAATTGCGCCAATTAGTCGGTGATGATTGCTACTCATTAAACCCAGAAATTGACGACATATTTATGCCATTGCCTAGCGATGGCTGGAAACAAAATTTCTATAAGACTGCGTGTCATATGAAGTCATTAAAAGCCGTTGTAGCGCCTGATACGGCTACAGCGCATTTAGCTGGCGCTTTGGGTGTCAAGACTTTTGTTTTGTTGCCTGAGGATGCCTATATTTGTTGGCGATGGAAAAATGCCAGTTGGTACGATTCCGTTGTCCCCTTACGCCAGAGTGACTGGCACAAACTACCACAACTATTGGAGGCGTTATGATTTGTCCAAACTGCGGATGGTCTGAAGGAAACCATGTAAAAGCTAAACAATCTGATAAAGATTATTACCTTGAGTTCTGGGGGTTTACCCTAGGAACACCCGAAGCTGAAGAAGCATGGAAACAAAAACAAGAAATGACAAGGCGTGAATCCGCTATGGTCATGTCCGATATTGAAGGCTATATCAGCCAAGTCGATGGCTCATGGATAAAAAGCCGTAGCCACCACAGAGACCATCTAAAACAGCACCGAATGATTGAAATTGGCAACGATGTCCCAATGCAGCACAAGCCGATTGAGATTGACCGCAAATCTGCGGAAAAGCGTAAACGCCAGATTGCAGAATTGGCATACGCAAAACTTAACTACCGATAACTTGGAGAAAACATGAGTGATGACCGCAGAAGTGCATTAGAAGCAGCAATGGAGGCAGCTTTAGAACAACCTGAGGAGAATGAGATTGTCGAAGAACCCTTGGAAGAACCAAAGGATGTGGCAGAGGATAATGCCGAGAAGTCCAATCAAGAGGAAACTGTCGCAGAAGATAGTGAAGAACCTGCCGAAAGTGTTGAAGCTGCTCAATTTGAAGAGTCGGATGAAGAACCGCAGGAAGAAGAACCTGTAAAAGCGATTCCACGCCCAACCACATGGAAAAAAGAGTATCTGCCAATTTGGGACAAGCTAAGTGCTGGTCAGCAATTAACCAAAGAAGAAAGCCTTAAATTAGCCGAATATTCTAATCAGCGTGAATCTGAGTACAAAAAGGGTGTTTCTACCTATAAACAAGAAGCCGACAACGCTAAGGTTTTGGTAGAGGCAATCGCCCCATTTGTCCCTGAATTACAGAAGCAAAACATTCACCCTGCTGCATGGATTAATAACCTTGGTCGGGCGCACATGATTTTGTCTAGCGCACCCTATGACCAAAGAGTTCAGCTATTTCATAGACTTGCACAAGATTATGGAATACAATTAGGGGAAAGTGTTGCGCCAATGCAACAAGACCCACAGTCTTATGCGTTGAATCAACAACTTGCTGCTTTGCAGAACGAAGTGCAACAGGTTCGTGGCTGGAAGCAACAAGAAGAACAAAGCCGTCTGATGGCAGAAATTCAGAGGGTTAGTAGTGATGCGGAGAAGTTTCCGCACTTTGAGGTGGTAAGGGAAGATATGGCTCAATTACTTGAGCGTGGTTTAGCCCAAGACCTTGAAACGGCTTATGCAAAAGCTGTGCGTATGAATGATGAAGTTTTTAAATTGGAACAAGAACGACTCCTTGCCCAAGTTAAAAAGGAAGCATCAAAGGCACAACAAGTAGCTAAAGCCAAAGCTGCCGCAGTTAGTCCAAAGTCCGTTACACCTAGCGGAGTGGGTAATAAGGCAGATGGTAAGGACAGAAGGTCAATTATTGCAGCGCAATTAGGCGAGGCAATGACTGGCAGGGTTTAAATTAACTTATTTTTAAAGGATAACTATCATGGCATTTGCTAATAGCGCAATTACCGATATTATCGCTACTACCATCCAAAGTCGTAGCGGTGAATTGGCAGACAACTTAACAAACAACAACGCAATCTTGCAACAGTTGGACAAGAAGGGCAATGTACGCCCATTCTCAGGTGGTAATGTGATTTTGGAAGAAATCATGTACAACGACCCAAATACCAACAATGCAAACAGCTACTCTGGATATGAAGTATTGAACATTTCCCCAGATAGCCCAATTTCCGCAGCCCAGTACAAAATTGCTCAGTACGCTGATGCAGTTACTATGTCTGGCTTGGAAATGCTCCAAAACTCAAGCAAAGAGGCAATCATTGACCTGTTAGATGGTCGTATGCAAGTTTCTGAAGCTCGCTTGTTAAACCGTATCTCTGGCGACTTGTTCCTAGACGGTACAGGTAACGGTGGTAAGAACTTGGATGGTTTGGCTGCTGCGGTTTCCGCAACTCCTACCTCTGGTACTTACGGTGGTATTAATG